ATAAGTATGATTATAATCTAAATATATTTTAATACAAATGACTATATTCAATCAAAACAAGCTGATTTAATTTGTTTATTCGATTTTTACCCCTATATTTGCATCTGATTAAAATCATACACACATGGAAGTAAAGACAATAATCAAGCAGAAAGGCTTCACAATGGAATCCGTTGCAAAAAAAATGGGTATAACAAGGGTTACACTTGCCCAAAACCTTAGTAGAAATCCAACAGTAGGAACATTACAGAAGATAGCAGATGTTATTGGATGCAAGGTTGGTGACTTCTTTGTTGATGATATGGATATAAAAGATGATGCCAACACCATCACCTGCCCCCACTGTGGAGGTAAAATACATTTTGACGGAGAACCACATATGCCGGAACACAAGAATATACGAGGGAAAGAATACTATAAATAAAAAAATATGGAACTAAAAGACTTTATAAAAGAAACACTTAGTCAAATAATAGATGCTGTTTCAGAAACACAAGAAAAATACAAAGATAAACATGTCCTAATTTGTCCCGATGATATTCAATCTGAAAAAGGAGAATATTATATTGACAATGAATCTCATTATGAATATTATAACCGAAAGACCAAAGTACAAAATATAGAGATGGACATAGCTATTTCCGTTACCGAAAAAGAAGGTAATAAATCAGGAATAGGAATCGCCAAAATTATAAATGTTGGTACTTCGTCAGAAAATGCAATACAAAATGAAAGTGTTAGTAAAATAAAGTTTTCCATTCCACTTGTTTTACCAACAAGTAATACAAGAGAGTATTACCAAAAATATGTGAAAGATTAAAAGTAAAGCCAGAGCATTAAACTCCGGCTTACTCATTGATAACCTCATTAAAAGCAATAAAAGCGCACCAAAATGATGCGCCTTCTGTTGTCAATTAGTTCTTGATTTTATATCAGAGCCTCACGGCTAGAATATCAGAATCTGACAGCTTCCATTCTTTTGAGGATATTATTATACCCCTCTTGGATAAGAGCTCTTTGTTTATCGGAAGCTGTTACAATCTTTCCCTTATATTTCCGCATGACAGATTCATTCATGCCAATTTCCTTTGCAAACTTACTGGCATTTATGAAAGGAAATGCCTCGAAGAATCCGCTTAAATCATATACGTAATCAACAGAATACCCAGACTTATACCACACAGGAAAGTCTCCATGTTTTTCTTTATAATATTCAGCCTGCTCTTCAAGTACGGACATAAAATCATCTTTCGCTTCCTGCTCTGTAAGCCCAAAACCGTACGCTCCGTTCACATCCTCCGAATATACGGAAATACCCCCATCATTCGCCTTTTCAATAATTGCCTTAATCTTCTTCATAATCGTGTATTTTAAATTCGTCAATTAAAGCACCCACCGAAGTGGGTGCAGTCCTTTCACTTCTTTAACCCTGCCTTTTTCAACATACTGTCAAGAGTACCATTTGGTATCTCTTGAGACTGATGTCTGCCAACAGGAATAAAGTAGTCAAAGTCAGGATGAACATATTTATAATGTTTCTTTCCCTTTTTGATTGTCCAGCCAGCTGATTCAATCAATTTGTAAAACTCTGAATACTTCATAAAATCAAAGAACATTGTTAATTGACACTACAAAAGTAACATATTTGTTACAATAAAACAAGCAAAGATGAAGAAAGGAATAACATATTTGTTACTTTTAACACCGTGTACACATAACAAAAGCCGGAGCACTAAGCCCCGGCTCATTAATTGATTAGCCCTTTGATTCTTAACCGATTTACGATTTCGGTATAAAGATACTCTATATCTCCACTGAAATCCCCATAGTTCTGATACAGAAATACGACATCAGCACAATTGTCGGAAATTGTACTCTTGGACTGAATCCCCAATACTCTTGACATCTCCTCACGTAGCCCTGCTGTCATTTTCCCACCGGCAAGCGAACTTGGAGAAAACAGGTACAGGATAATGAAGATGAACTTCTTCCGCTGGGTAACACTATCAATACAAGGGGGAAGACTTCTGCTATTCAATAGCTCAACGAAGATTTTATAGATATCCCTAATAAGGCTTTTATCTCTCAAAATCGGTGAAGCTAAGGTATTTTCTTCTTCTGAAAGTTCTGATTTCTCAATTCTAATCTTTTTAAGGCGAATTATTTTGTTAAAATCCAGTTCCATAACACGATTATTTTAAAAGTAAATAGTATATTTGCATCATAATCGTGTAAGGAAGAGCTGATTCATGGTCGTGCGTGGGTTGGCTCTTTTTCATTTTTCCCCATTCGTGCTGACGAATGGTTTCTTTTCCAAATCATAGCAGGTGATATATACCCGTTTCCCATTGACATCACATAGAGCAAGGGCATATCCTTTCTCTAGTATTTTAACCGGCTGATTGTCGCAATAGACAGTACTTCCAACCGGAACTCTTATAAAATGACGTACTATCATTTGATTATCTTTAGCTTGTTATACCAGCGTGAAGAAAAAGGGAACCACCCGATTAAGAATGATTCCCCGAAAATGGTTACTTTGTATAGTTTGCTCATGGATTTTTCTTTTTAAGTATTTCAACACATTCCTTTATCCCATCATCGAAACCCTGTTTATAGCCTTTAGTATATTCCCCTATAGTATATACCGCCATTGACAGAAAAAATAGAAGGATACCTACAGGCTTATACCAACCGGGCAACGAGATGGAAAACGGCTTAAATGTAATTGTTAGATCGCCAACCCATAATAGGGCGATAACACATATAATTGTAAATATAATTGTTTTCATAATCAATATCTTTTTCCGTTCAACTTAGGTCTTAGTTCATTGTATCTCATCTTCTGCTCCACATGCCATATAAGGTCTATGTTCATATGCTTGGCAAGCCCGAAGATTGATAATAACATATGACCTATCTGACTTTCAAAAGAATAATTATATTCATAAAAATAACGAATTGGCAATGTGGATATGGCGTATATGCTTTCAGTAAATGTTTCACCTACGCAACTTTCGGATGCACCATATATCGCTTCTTCAGGAAAATCATCAATGGATATATTTCTTAATCCAGCCAAATCAAGCAGGCGTATAACCGCATCGCTTAGTTCGTCTGGAAGTGTATCTTTGATATATTTTTCAAAACAATATTTGAAATTGGCATCATCGTGCGGTTCTTCATTCTCATAAGAAGATTTAAAAGATTCCCTGTCGGCACATTTCCCTTTTCGGTCCGCTTCCACAGCTTTCATAAGCCTGGAAATGATAAGGCAAAGGAAGTGTTCGTTACTCAGTTCTTTATCGTGAAAACCATGCTCACAAGCTGTCTTATAAGCACGATTCCGTAGTTCGTTCAAATTAATATTATTCATTTCCTTATTCCTAATTTAATTTCTTCATCCTTGATTATTTTCCCAATCTTGTCGGCTTCCTCATACCGTTCCTCTTTTATCAACAGTCTTTGCAATTCCGAAAGCTGGTTAATGTAAACAATATCGTTACGATCTGACACATGGCGGACATATCTTTCTATATCATCCAGCTTATTCTCCATGCGTATATGCCACTTGCTTACCAAAATTAAAGTAAATGCAAGAGCACAAACATTTAATGAGGCAAGGATGAATTTAAATATTGATTCTGCTATTTCCATAATCATATAAGTTTTAATGCTTCCTGTAATCCTGCTTCAAGTGCTTCCTCGTAGGTATTATAACGGATAATAGGTCTGTCAGACAATCCTATCAAGTCATGTCTCGGAATTGTCAGTATATCATACGTCCAATAGTTTTCATACATATAGGATATTTCGATATGCAGGTTCTTGGTTTCACGTAGCCACTTTTGTGCAACGGATTGAGTAGGATGGGAACATACTTTTATTGGTAACTCGCTATTTGTTCTATTAGTACCATATTGTCTACCATCTTCAATATTCATAGCAATCATACATGGTTCATTAAACCCTTTCTCTTTCAGCAACTTCGCTGTTTCTAATGTTACAAGTTCTTCGGTCATAACTATTTTATTTTAGGTTTTTCATTGTATTCTTTGGCGTTTTTAGCTTTTTCACACGCTTGTCTTTTCATAGCTGTAGGACAATCACAATTCCCACATCTACCATTATACCAACAACAATATTCACACTGGTGCATCGTTCATTTCTGTTCCATTTTGAATTATTCATCTTGAAAATCGTCAATCTCAAACTCCCAATCCATTGCATCCTCTTGTCGGATATTATCTAATAACCATTCATTTGCATTTTCAAGCTCATCATCCCATTCAGGTACATCCCCACCTTCATCATAAGCTTTAGCTAATTCATCATAAACTTTGTCAGGGACTTCAACATCACTAAGTCCAACTCTATAAGTTACCTTGATTGTTAAATCTTTAATCTTCTTCATTTCTTTCTCGTTATTAATTAAACTCTTTGATTAATTTCCATTTCTTACTGAAGTATTGTATCTTCCAATTTGGATGACAATTCAGCTTTTCCCCTTTATTATCACCCTCCAAGAAATATATATCAAGATTAGCACTACTGTTATGACCAACTATTATCCCCTTATCACCACGTATTTTAACATTCATCCCTACATAAGCAAAAGGGATATTTCTGTACTTAGCATTATCCTTAAACGCCTGTGTCGTTTTTGGGCTATCAACACGGCACAAGATAGATAAATAGCAATCATCTGCACAACCATCCAACATACGTATATAGGCTTGCTTTGCTTGTCCAGCAGATGCCGCATAAGTTCTCCACCAATGTTTACCATCAAGAGAGCATTTATAGTATCTTGGAATTACTTTCTTATTCATTTCTTTCTGCGTTATTAGTTAATTGGCAGTTTCATAAAGCACATCCATATTGTCTTACTCTGTCTTCCGGTAGTATGTCCGAAAAGAGGTTTGAACGGGATAACAGACAAAACTTCCGCAGCTTTTATCTCACTCTCATTCCATTTGAATACAAGAGTGCCGTAAGGCTTCAAGACGCGCATACACTCAGTAAATCCATCGTGTATTAGTGACTGCCAGTTTTTCGGCAATCTCCCGTATTTCTTAGCCATCCATGACGTTTCGCCAAGCGTTTTTAGATGAGGTGGGTCAAATACTACCATGTGAAAAGAATTATCATCAAATGGCAAGTTGGTAAAATCAGCTATTATATCAGGTTTTACTTCTATAGTTCTGATTTTATCTCTGTCCTTGGCAGTTACTATTTCCGATCTCTTATCAACGAATAAGGCAAGAGGATTATGTTTGTCAAACCAAAACATCCTACTGCCGCAACAGGCATCTAATATAAGTTTTCCATTTTCCATTAAGCTATTTCTTTTGATTTCTT